GCAGCAAATCCACCAGCAACTCCAGACAATGCACCCGCAACCGCTTTAAACTTTGCATCTGGATTGAAGGCATCTGTTAACGCTTTAGCATCACCAATTCTGTCCTTTAATTCAGCCGCACGCTTTGCAGCAGTTACCGCCTCTTTTGAAGTAGCACCAAACTTATCAGCCATAATAGCAACATTCGCAGTTGCTTCTTTTAGCTGCGTTCTTAAACCCTTAACCGAAGTATCTGTTGCCTCAAATGCTTTGTCTAATTTCTGTACTTCCTGTGTTGCTTGCGCGGTATCGGTGGTGACCTTTATACCTATTACTTCTTCTGCCATTAATTCGTGTTTATTACTTTTAATAAATTAACCTGTGTCGTTTGATATGCCATTGGGTTATATCCATCTACTTTATTGAGCCTAAATAATACCCCATTGATCCATATATATTTGCTAAAATCCAGATTGTAAATATCTAAAGTATTTAGATACATTTTGCAAGACAATAGCTTGCTTTCAATATCTGTTATTTCTAATATGTATGGCAAATGATATGTATTAAATAAATTATCTGTTGGGTAGGTAGTTGCAGGGAATTGTAACTCTTTTGGAACTCCAAAATTAATATCAATAGTCGGGTTTGTTGGATCGTCTAAGTGTCCTGCATATCCGTATGTAGTTAAGGTTGCTAAATTACTACCTGTGCCATTGCTACCGCTTTTAATATGCCAACTTGAAACGCCTGTAATTTTCTTAGCTATTAAGATACGAATAACGCTATCCATCGGGTCTTCATTTGTATTATTGTTTGATAGCTTATAAATTTCACTATGGTATTTATCTTGTCCTGTATGCAATCTTAAAACAGACGGCGCGAATATAATCTGCGTTGTAGCTGTGTCTTTTACATAATCAAACTCTGAATCATATAAATTATCACCATAGCTTTGTCCGTATTTCTTTAAATAGTTATCATTAAAAAAGTCTGTATCTGGCGTATATTTATAAGCGTAATATCTTGCGTTTAATTGCGACATAGGTTTTATAGACATAGAAGAACCTAAGTCAATCTTTTGCGACCAATCTAAACTATTTGTAACGGCTGAAGAATAAAAATCAATATAAGGCGAAACGTTTATTTGTTTATCATTTAAGTTATCCTGATATACATAAAGATTAAACATTTTGCATACAGATAAAAAAAAGTCTTTTTGAAATATCCCCTTTGGTAAATTCTCATTTATAGATATTACACCATTGTAAGCTACATCTGTTATCTGGGAAGTTATTTGGGATAAATTTATTGAAGCACTTGAAATCGTTACTATGTAAGTGTTTGCCGTTATAGGTACACTTATTTCAATACGCACTTGGTTTGTATTTAAAATATTTCCTTCATAATCAAAACTAAAACTAAAAGGGTTATTAGCTGAAGAAGTATTTTGAGTAAAGGCTTGCACCGATACGCCACCAATATATAATGTAGCCGTAATAGAAGAAGCCGCATCTGTTTGGTATGTTCCAACTATTGAAGCAATAGTTCTAATCGTCTTTGTAACATCAGTATATGTAAATATACTTTTTCCTGCATTCTCTGTAAAATTAAGTAAAGTCGTAGTATCAAAAGGAAGGTCTGCATTTCTTGCGGTAGGTGTATTACTATTTAATAGTATTTGTGAAATTGTTTTTGCGCCTAAAATAAATCTATCATTCGCACCTCTTATCCCCTGACTATTGTTAGGTATAATTAAACTCTTGAAAAAACTTGTATCAAAAAATGCACAATCTAAAGTATATGTAGTTCCTTCAAATATTTTATCAATATATTCTTTTACATATAAAGCAGGTCTTAGTGTTGAAACGCTAAAGTCATCTTTATTGCTTGATACATCCCCGTAATCAATCAATGGATAAAAGTACCCAGAACCATTTATAACATCCCAACTATCTTCAATTTCAGTTACGTTATATGTATGATTGTATTCACTAAAATCTAAGTCTTCTAAACGCTTGTTTCCTAATTCAGTTATAAAGCCACCTAATTCACCAAAGACTGCGCATTGATATTGTATAACGTTATTGTTTATAACTATTTCAAGCATACGAATAACGCCTTTAAATATCTGTATTTTATCTACATAGACCTCGCACTTTGCAGCCTGTGATGGCGTAAAGTTTGTATTTACATTTGCTAAGTCTGTATTATGATTATTTGACATTCCTATTTCAAAAGCAAATCCTAATATCTTATTATTTTTTGCAGTTGCGGGAATAGATATAGTTCTACTGAATGAAGTATTACGGCTGCCAAAATCCCTAACGTCATCAATAGCATAAGTAAAGTCTGTACTTATATCCTGTAATAAATCAATTACTTCATCTTCAATATATATTTCAGTTCTTATCATTATCTAAATTGACTATTTAAAAACTTACCAACTTCAACCTCTAAATCAAAATTAAAGATTCCATCTGCTATCTGGTACTTGTATTGGTAGTTTGTATTTCTTATTGTGATAGGGAAAAACGCGCCCTGTACTTCCATATAAACAATAGACGAAGCTACTAATTGAGCAAGCCACGCATAATCTTGGTCGTCAACCCAATCAGAAGTTAAGTTATAAAAATCATAATGCTGAATAGCAAAGTTGTACGTAGTTTCATTGTATTTGTTGTACGTATCAATGTTTTTCATTTCACCATTTGATAGCTGATAAGGATTGCGCCTGTATGAAGTTCTGGTAAATTCACTTCTTCGCCTATTGACAAGCCTGAATGCCATTGTATCGTATCCTCCAAGTCTGTTAAGGAAGTGAAGATTATATTGTCTATACTTGGGGTTACATATTTGTCTAAATCGTAATATCCTTGTGGTCGCTGCGCCGAGTGATATATAAACATTATATCCATAAGTATTTTCTGTTATTATTGTAGATCCATAAAAGGTATTGATTGCAGCAGCTTGAAAATTAAACAAATTAAATTCTCCTGCAAAAGTTAAAGCACCACTAACCGCAGTTCCTAAAGTTCCATCTGCATTTGTAGGTTGAACCCAAAGTTTATAAGAACCTCCTGTTATTTTTAAGAAGGTAATAAAAAATTGATCCCCGTACTCAATCGTAATATCGCTATTATCCCTGTCGCTTAACCAATCGTCTGTGTAATTTTCAATCAATAAATTATCATAGTAATTAGATAGCACTAAAGGCACATTCCCGTTCTCTGTAAATATATCACCGAATAAAGGTGAATAATAATTATAAGCCGAATATGATCCAGATGCTAAATTAGGGGTAACTGTTCCATTCAAATCTTCGCCTATCTTAACCTGATAATCAACTTTAATTTTATCATTTGAAGCTACTAAAACGCTTGAACCAGAAGGCTCAAAATAATTCGTAACGTATGCCCTCACCATTGGTGATGCGTTAAAAACTCCATAGCTTCCGTCCGCACTTGGCGAAGGATATATTTTGTTTCTACTTACTTGTGCATTATTTATAAAAACATCATACACGAATTTAAAGTTTGTAGTTCCTACGTTTGTAGAAGATGCAACAAACCAAAGGTCTTCGTGCATTGTCGGATATGTTGCGGGTGTACTATTTATTGTTATAGCCATTATTTTCCATTTTATTACCTATTTGTCTAATTTGTATTTGAACATCACCACCCAAAGCGGTTGCCATTGTAGTAAAAAATTCTTTATTGAATACTGCCTTTACTGCGTTATCAAAATATGAAGTAGTTTTTAAACCATCTCTTTTTATTGCCGAAGCCGTTGCGTATGCCAATGCTTTCAAAGAAGTTGCTTTATCCACAACCTTTTTTAGCTTTTTACTTTTCGTCTGGGTTTTTGTTAATTTATATTTTTGTGTTTCACCAGAAGCCTTTGCCTTGCCTAATCTATACCATTGAAGTATTGAAGTAGCCATTTTCTTATTAGGGAATGGCGTCTTGTATTGATATGGTGAATCAGACTTAACTTTTTTAGGCTTAGCATTTACGCCGCCTGCACCTCGTACCCCTTTATTTATAAATCTATAATAAACTGAAGCAGGATTGTCTTTATCATATCCTAAATACATTTCATAATCATTGCCAAACTTAGTAACCTTTGGCACAACTAACTCCCCTATTTTACCAGAAGCTATTGATCCTGATTTGTCAAGGTTTTTTCTTACTACTTCATTAAATAGCTTTCCATAATTAATAAGCATTGCTTCAGCAACAGGAAATTCATCTGGGTTTACTATGTCATAGCTTTCACCTAATGATTGTAAAAATCCATTCCTTAACGCTTCTGCCTGTGCTTTCAATTCACTCATATCCTTAAATAGCTAAAAGGGATTCAAATACCACACAAAAAAAACCCCCGCTATTAACGGGGATTCACAAAAAAACACAACTAAACTATAATCTTTTCGCCTGTTCTCGGTCGTATGAATTTTTAGCTTTCATATACGCCATAGCATTCAGGAACTCTATTGTCTTCATTTCAAAGACTTCTTTAATGCCGATATTTTCTTGGGCGGCAACAAGGTAACAGGTATAATGCCATCCGTAGACTTTGATAAAAGTTCCACCACCAAAGCCGCTTCCGTTTGTTTCATCCCCGCCTTCGTCATTGCCTCCATCATAAAGTCCTGAGAAACTTCTATCCAATTTTTGTAAACTTGATAAAAAAAAACCAACGAATGATATACGTCCACAAACTTAGCCTCTTGCATATCTGCTGAATATTCTTCGTGCTTACTCGCATCATATTTATCGTCAACCCATTTCCCAAACCAATTACGCCTCTGTGGGATAACCATTGAAGCGGCTATCTTATGCAAGTTTGCTAAAGTTTCTTTACTAAATACCTTGCTTTCTATATACCTTGCCGCAGGCATATTTTTAATATTGTAATTTATTCTGTAACGCTTTTTATTTACCTCAATATAATCAACAGGCTTGCCCTCAATAGATTCATTTAAAAACTCTAATTCTTTACGCAGTTCCTTTAATGCGTTAAGCGAAAGGCTATCAATCTGGTGTTCTGTTAGCCCTGTTACAATACAAAGCCTATGCACTTCCGCATCTAATTCAGTCCAATCCTTGTCTGGATTAGTTATGGTTGGCATTAATTGTTGGTACTGCCAAAGGCTTAAATTATTCCATTTCATAGCACGAAGTTAAATATATTTCATCAATATCTGTGTCCTTTTCTAAGATTTCGTCAATCTTATTTAATACGTCAGCGCAATTAAAAGGTTGCCCTGTTTTGCATTGCTGATCTACCCAATCCCGAAGTTCAATTAATTCTTTCATAAAAATTTTTTTAGTCCGTTAGCGCTTGTCATTATTGCCTCTGCTCTTTGTGTAAGGCTTTCAATTTGGCTTTCTAATTCCGCCCGATCCTTTGTAATATAGTACCCGTTTGAAGTACCCATTACAGGCAGGATGCCCTCTGAACGAATGAAGTTAATTATTTTTCTTAATCTGGGTTCGCTAAATAACTTGATGCCATACCTATTTTTGTTTTCGTTTATTGCGTTTACAATATCCGCAGCCTTAATAGGATTTACTTTAGTCTTTGTACTTAACCCTTTGATAATCAAAGGCACAAGTTTCTTTTCGTCCTCTGTCATCTCTTTTGTAATTTCCTCAAAGTTAGTAATCATATTTTTTTACTTTTGATTTCATTAACAATAGCCTGTATTAGCCAATAGTTCATAGTCTGTATTTTATTCTAAATAGCATTCCAAGTTCTGTATCGTTTGAATGCTTGCCTACTAATTTACGAATATTTGCTAATTCAAACTCGTTTTCAGCAATAATTTTTTCTAATATTTGGATCTTTTCTACAAGCCCTTCTATCTCTAATTTATCCAGAAGTGATTGTTTTAACTCATAATTACTTTTCATATTTATCTATTTTAGTTTGAGCAATTTGGTTGTCGGCTTCTTTTTCAGCCTCAACGTCTTCCTCGTCCTCGTCTTCCCAATCGCAATGATCTAAGCATTCTGGACAAATCCCGATCTCCTCAAAATTAGTATGTGCGCCGCAGCAAGTTGAATAAGGCATAATTATAAATTTTCTATTAAAGCCGTTAATAATAAAGCGCCGCCCATTATATACCAGAACCATTTTCCGCTTAGGCTTTCTGCTTTGTATTGCTCGTTTCTTTTTTCCTGTAAGGTTTTTAATCTGTTCATATTTGTTTTTTTAAATAAATCTTATAATAAATTCTTCATAATTAAATCCATTTATATTTACCATACGTTCAAACTTTTTAATACTAATTCCTCCTAATTTTTGTCTTGTAGATTCTAAAATAAAATCATTATCAGAACAAGTTAAACAAGCAAAATTATCATCCATTTTATTGACGTCTATTAAATATACTTTTAAAAAGATACTTTGGCAAACTTGCATTGTATTCATAATAAAAGTGCGTTTAGCAGTCGCACCCCTGCGGGGGTTTTAATTACTATTTGAAAATTCAGTGAATGATATCCATTCTTCAATTTCATTTAATGTTTGAAATTGCTTTAATGATTCTTCTGTTTCTTCACCTGTTTCAAAGTCTGTATGTAAAACATATACATCATCTCTTTTTAGATCACAATTAATTGGCATAAATAAAGTAAAATTGTAATCTTCCAACCAAAGGTATGTATGCCCGCTGTATTCATTTACAGCTAATTCTCCATAAGTACATAAATCCATACCTAATTTTTTAGCAGTTAAAATTAAATAACTTGCTTTTTCAATTTCCCAACTTGTCATTTTTTCGTAATTTGTTTTCATAGTTTGTTTGTTTTGTTATTCAAATATACAACTTTTAAACATATTGCACACATAAAAGGCATCTTTTTTCTAAATAAAATGTTAAATTTTATAAACCTTTAAAAATCAATGTGTTATGTAATTAGGCAAAAGCGTAACGCCCTGAACCCCTTTTATAGTTATAGTTCTGCCACGCTAAAGCCAATGCCATAACGCAGTCATCGTGAAAGCCTGAAGGCGCTGAATAGCGTACCCCATTAGCCGTGAACTGATATTCAAATACATCTAATTCGTCCACAATCACCCCCTCTGGGTAACCTATCTTGCCCTGTTGTATTGCCTGCGCTAAACCTTCCATAAGTTGCTGCTTAGATTGGCTCGTAAACTTTAAGCCCTCAATATTTACCCCCTCTCTTATTAAGTCTTCAAGTATAGGATCACCAACGCCCGTGCTATCTGCCAATATAGGCGCAATAGGGAGACTTTTAATGTTCGCCTTGGTATTGTGCCAATCCATCTGGAAGCGGTCAAAATATGCCACGTTACCGCCATTGTCAAGCCCTACAATAACGGTGAAGTCAACAGACTTGGCAAGGTCAATTCCATAAGCCACAATTTGTTGCGCTGAAATAGGTTTTATGCATCTATGTATATAGGCATTTCCAAAAGGATTTGCGCTATTTTCGGAGGGGTTTGCAAGGTATTCCTGTTCAAATACTACTTCCGGCAACTGCAATCTTGCCTCGTCTATTTCCCTTGTATTAATATATGGATTGTCGTAGGTACTAAATTTAAAACTGCGCCAATCATTTTCGCCCTGTTTCATAAACATTGAGTAAAAGAAATTCTTACCTCTGGGCGTGGATAAGAAAACCGCCTTGCCTTCATAATCGGTTAAGGTTGGGCGTATGCTATTTTGCCATCCTGATTCTAATTCAGGAATAAATGCCGCTTCGTCTATAATTACTAAATGAAACTTGCGCCCTCTTAAATTATCTAATCGTTCCCCTGTAAAAAATTCTATTGATCCATTGTTAGGGCAATAGATTTTAAGATTGCTAATATTGTTTTTAAATGGGATAGCAGCCGTTAGCCTTTCAAAAAAAGCCTTTGCTAATTTATAGGTTGGTGTTATGTATGCAACTTGTCCGCCTGTAATTGCTGCCTTGATCCCCATTATCTGTGAAAGTTCTGATTTACCAAAACGCCTTCCGCACATTACGACAATAAAACGCCTATCGCATTCTAATATTTTTTTTTGATTAATATGGGGGTTTGGTAATTCTATGCGCACTATAAAATAGTTTTGCCCTCAACAAATACGACTTCAATCTTTGTATCTTGTTGAATATCAAATTGTTCTTTTGGTTTCCCATAAACTCTGGTAAGTAAAGTATCTAAACTATAAAGACTGCCTTTTTGTAAACTCTTATTCATAGCTCCTGCAATAGTCTTTTCAAGTATTGTAGCCTTTGGGTTTTTATAAACTTCAATCAATTCTTCCATATCCATTGACATCATTACTTGGATTGTGTCGTTTATTTCACTTAGTTTATATCCTTGCTCTTTAAGTAGCGTTACATATTTACGCGGGCGTCCGTTTGGATTGCCTGATTCACCTTTTACAAATGGTTTCAAATTTTCTTCATTAGCCATATTTTAATATTTAATCTAATCTTTTGTATTCTCTTTCCTTTTTTAATTTTCTTATTCTTAATACTTCTTCTTTAATAGTATCACATTTCCACATTTTTTCTAAAGAGTAATATACTAAAGTATATCTATAAGCATCTTCAGTAAATTTACGTATTGTTGTTACCCCGTGTACTATACTTTGACCATCAAAAATTGATATTGTATTATCTGCTATATCTAATTTAATATTGTATTCAGGCAGTACTAATCTACCACCTGCAATTCCTTTTTTGAATGCAACCATATTTGATAAAACCCCTTTAAAATTTCCTGTATCGTGATGATATTGTAAATGATTATTTTTATTTATGATACCACTTGTGAATACGCTATTTGGTATTCTCCATTCGTTCATTACTGTATTTGCTTTTTCTTGATGTCTTTCAAATGTATCAGGAAAATATTTTGAATAAATTTCTGTCAAATTTTCTGCAAATTGAGTAATTATAGCGTGTTCTTTTGGATTCATATTTGCCATTGAAGTTGCAGAACAAAAATCTTGTCGCAATGGTATTCTTGGTCTATATCCAAAAATCGCACTTCGTGTTGTGATTCCGGGCTTATCTTTTTTAGGTAATCTTGTATCTGTGCTATATTTTATTTTCATACAACATTTGCGTAAATCTTCTGTATCACACCAATCAATCTTTTTATATAAAAGTATAGGCATACCATCTTCAACCAATAATGTATCATCTTTTATTAATATATCTGCATCTGATTCAACTGCAAATCTGGATTTCAGCTCTTTAGAATTAATACTATTTGCTTTTACTTCTATTATGTTCATTTAATGCTTTGTAGTTAATAGATATTTGATTTATTCTTCTTGTATGTGGTATAATTAGTCCATTGTGTTTATTCATTACATATTCATTTTGTTTCTTTTCTGTTTCGTATGTCCTATATGTATTACCACCACCTTTATTTTCTCTATGTGGATATCCGCATAAATATTTATCTGCTCTGACAACGACACCATATTTTTGCATCTGCATTATGAACATATCATAATCTTCTTTCAAGAATGCTGCCGTATCATATAGAATATCATTTTTTGGTGATATTACAATTAAATCATTTACAATCAATTTATTATAAGACCAATCTTGTTTGTAATTAAGAATGTTATTGGTTATAGATACACCTCCAATTAATGCACCTTTCATTTCCATCATTGTAATAATATCAATAATGGCATCATCTGTTTGACATACTAATTTTTTATTATTATCAACTATATGAATTGATTGTAAGTCATCACTTGTTTGTACACAATACAAACCTCTTTCTTTTGCATATAAGAAAGCCTTATTTCTTGCATCACATATATTTCTTTCACATTCATATACTTCTTTTGCTCCAAACATTTTATATGAATTACCTTCGTTTTTTGATACAAAGAAAACTAAATCATTATTTGGGAATTTCTTTTGTATTTTTTGTACATTTTCTGCTCTTTGTGTTGATATACAAGTTATGATATATTTATTTTGATTCATATTTCTCAGATAAAAATTTTATAACAGATGAATTATCTAACAAATCATTTTCGCTTGCTACTTTATCTAAAAATTTTAAAACAGCTTCATAATCTTGTATTTCATAATACAAAACAATTTGTTTAATTGTTGCATTAAGGTATGTATCTAATTTTTCATCTAAAGTTGATGCCATCCTACCATTTGCTTCTATATCTCCTATTGTTTCAAATTTTGGTAAATCTAAACCCCAATCTGTTAAATCTTCAACATTCCATTCATTAGCTAAACCATCCCAATCCCATTCACCAAATGCAACATTATCTTTTATTGTAAATTCTCTCTGTTCTTTCTCTGTTAAATCAGAAGCAATTATAACAGGGATTTCTTTTATACCTGATTCAATACACGCTTTCCATCTCATATTACCGCCAAGTATCATCATATCTTTATTAACTACAATAGGTCTTATTTCAAGCATCTTAGGAAATTCTTTGATTGATTTAACTAAAGATTTATACTTATAATCTTTTATTATTCTTGGATTTTCTGGGTTACCTATTACATCTGTAATCTTGACTTTTTTTATCATAATTTGTAATTTACCTGCCCTGACCTCTATATGTTTTTGGTTTTGAGCTATGTTTGTTAAAGGATTTCTTAGCGTGTCCGCGCTTTCTTTTACCAAAGTTAACCTTTTTTGAATCACTTTTAACTTTTGCCATCTAATTTTTTTTTATGTTCTTCAATTAAAAATTCAATATAATGCTTTTTGTCCCCGTATTCAATATGGCAATTTCTACAAACCGCCATCAAGTTTTCAATCTTATCCGCATCTGTGCTTCCCCCCATTCCCCTTCTATGTATATGGTGAATATCTACTGCTCTACTTTCACAAACCTCACAGGGCATAAAATCTTCACCGCTATAACCAAAATGCTTTAGATATATTTTAGTATGGTTTTTTATTACAAATCTTCTTTATGGTATAAATACTCACTATCTTCTGTATGTACTGCGCCTGTCATTAATTTGCCTGAAGCGTCTTTATGTGTTTCCCCTGTCCATAATACGCCATCTTTTGTATAATGGGGAACGCCTACTGCAAATTTTTGCTTATCTATTTCTGCAAGTTTTTTCTGCGCCCAACTAACTCCCTCATCACCACCCCAAGCTAACCACATTAAAGCGCCGCAATCTTCTTTAGGATCACCCTTTGAATTTTCTCTATGCCTTTCAAAACTTGACATTCTCGCAATCGTTTCTCTGGATATGTTTTCGCCCTTAGCTATTTGGTTTGCCCTTGTCCAACCTACTAAAGTTCCGCAGCCTCTGTCGTTTTCTTTTTTAATATTTAATGCTCTGCGTGCGTTTGCCTTTGCCGCCTCTGGATAATCGTTATAACTATCCACCATTGAAACTCTGATTGC